CGCCGTCGGCCAGGGCGGCGGCCCTGGCGGCGGCCCCGGCGGCCCAGCCGTCGACCAGGGCGGCGGCCGTGGTGGCGGCCGTGGTGGCGGCCGTGGTGGCGGCCCTGGCGGCGGCCAATTCTTCATCAGTGGCGTCGCCGTTCGCGTGCCGTTCGGCAACATCCAACGCCTCAATGCTCATCTGATCAGTCATTAGGTGCTGCACCTCCCGTGCGCACCAGACGGCAAAACGCCGCCACAGGTCCGCGTGCTGTGGTTCTGCCCGGCAGCACCAAAGAGCATCGACTAGGCCAACAGCATCCAGGATCGCTTCGTAACTGATCGGCTCGTCGTCAGGCTCTGTCTTGTTTGCTGCTTGTAATCTTGCCTGCCAGCCGTCATCGCGCGGATTGCAAGCCTTGATGCGGTTCAACGTAGTGGTCAATGGAAACATCGGCGTAGTCGCAAACGGTGGGTTTACCAGCAGCTGACCCGTGCCGGCTGCTGGGTGGTAGGTGGTGGGTGGGTACCAGGTGCCGGTCATGGCGCAGGCTCCTCCACTGGTGGCTTCATGCCTTTGATCCGGCCGTGGTCGCCTTGTGCGCGTTGAAGCCGGAGCCGGGCGGCATCCAGTTCGCGCTCAGCCTTCGCCAGTAGCGCGGCGTGGGCATCGGCCCATGTTTTGTGGTAGCTGCGGTAGCCGCTTGATACGGCTTCCCGCTGCGGCTTGGGCAGAAATCGCATCTCGCCCTTCCAGTTGGGCTCTCCTGCAATGAAGACTGATTTCTCAGTCACCTGGCTGCATAGAACCTTCTCGATCTTTCCGGCTGAATTCAAGCGCCACATTGTGATGTGATCACTCATGACTTCACCTCCAACAGATCCAGCTGGCCATTCCCCGCTTCAATTTGCGCTATCCGCGCTATCCGCAGCGCTTCTAATCGCTCAGGTGTGAGCAGCGCCTGGAACTGGGCCATTCCGGTGCGGCTGTTGTCGCAGACCTTCCCGTCCGGCAGGATCAGCCATAGCTCGTCATCATCCATCCGATCCAGCACGCCGTCGTCAATCGGTTCCGGGCGTGCAATCGCTACCGGGCGGATCGCTTCGGCGTCGTAGAGATCCAGTTCCACCTTCGTGGCGGCTAGCTTCTCCGCAGCGCCACGGTCCGGCGCCCACACCAGCGCTTCGGCCTCAGCGCTCCATTCCTGGGTCACGACGACCCGGTACAGGCCCATCGTCATGACGCCACCTCCAGCCTCTGTTCCAGCGCGGGCAAGGAAGCGTGGTCGTCATCCGATTGCAGCCATGCCTTATGGACGGCAACGCCGTCGCGACTTGCTGAAATCTTAAAGGGCACATTTGCGCGGCGCGATGACATCTCTTGGTGGGTCGTGGGGTTGCTCATGGCGTCTCCTGCTGCTCAGGAGCAACAGCGGCGTTATCAATGACAGATTGCAAAAACGCTCGCGCTTCTTCGTTGGTTTTGTAGAAATGCTTATGAGCTTCGACGCCTAATAGCATCAGACCACCAATGTCATGGCCGTTAGTTTCAATCAGAAGTCTTGCCAACGGCCCGCCTAGGTGCTCAGCCCAGCCGCAAATGCAATGGGTGGTCTCACACTTATGCCAGTCGTCCATCTCCAATGCGTCATCAGTTGCGAGCGCGGCATGGGCAACAGCTAGCAATCTGGACGGCGCATCTTCAGTAATGGGAAGGCCAATGGCGCCGTTCAGGTTGGCGCCGCTCAGGATGGCGCCGCGCATGTCGGCGTGGCTCAGGTTGGCGTCGCGCATGTCGGCGTGGCTCAGGATGGCGCCGCTCAGGTTGGCGCCGCGCAGGTTGGCGCGGCTCAGGTTGGCGCCGCGCATGTCGGCGTGGCTCAGGATGGCGCCGCGCATGTCGGCGTGGCTCAGGTTGGCGTCGCTCAGGATGGCGCGGCTCAGGTTGGCGCCGCGCATGTCGGCGTGGCTCAGGATGGCGCCGCTCAGGTTGGCGCGGCTCAGGTTGGCGTCGCGCATGTCGGCGTGGCTCAGGATGGCGCCGCTCAGGTTGGCGCCGCGCAGGTTGGCGTGGCTCAGGTTGGCGCGTTTGCCGGCCGAAGAATCGTAAAGCCATAGCTCATGAAGCCGCACAACTTCTTGGAGCTGATCAGTTGTGAAGGATTGAATGTTCATGATGCCTCCATTTCAAGCAGGGGAATAACAAAAGCCCACCATTCACGGCTGCAGTGGGTCTCCCAGCACACTTGGCAGAGGGTGCCGTCTGCGCTGTCGGGCCAACGCTCGGCAGGATCAGCGACCTGTGCTCCGCAGGCAGAGCAGGAAGGGGTGGTCATGCCGCCACCGCCTGGCAGTCGGCCCAGAACTCATGCAGTTCCGCCACATCGCGGATGCTGAAGGTGACGTCGATCCATTGCCGGCGATGCTCGCACCAGCGGTCAAAGACATCTCGATCGAGACCAAGATCAGAGAGGGCCGCAGAGCCGTCCTCAAGGGAGGGCAAGAAGCCGGTGTCGTTGGCTTTCTCAATGATTGGCAGCCACTGGGGCGCCTCGGGCAGCTTGGCCAGGTTTTCAGCCATGGTCTGCTTGATGGTGCGGGTGCTCATGATGCGAGGTTGGGGGAAGGGGAGCGCTCGACTGACTGAATCCTAATAGGAAAACTCCAAGGGCAGGCATGGTCTGTTTGTGGAAGTTCACAATCAAGACCAAGACCAACCCCTAGGGAGTGTGGGCTTCCGAGGTAGCCGAGCGCTGTCGGCTGCCTGACAATTGGTCAACGCAGAGGAGTGTCGTCGTGTTCGCTCGTCACCTGGCCATAGGACTGCACCTTGCGCTGGTGGTCGCTGCCCCGTGTTGGGCTCAACTGCCACGGACCCGGCAGGAAATGCGTGAGTGGTACGAGCGGAACGTCTCGCCGGAGCAGAAGGCGGAGATCGGAGCCCGGTTCGCGGCACGGGACGCGCTTTGCGGTCCCGCGGTGGACAACTTCACGAACCGGCACTGGCCGGCGTGCGTCAACGCTGTCGACGACATGTTCCGACGCACCCAGCCGGCGGAGCTGAACAGCAAGCCCAGGCCGGCCGCTGCCACCCGAGCAGGGAAGCCGGGCGAGCAGCGCGTGTGGGTGAACGGCGTGGTGGTTCCCACCTGCAGCCACGGCGGGCTGTGCCACGGTCGGCTTATGGAGGCGCTTCAGCGGCCGGCCAGGTGATCCCGCGCGCCCTGGCGGCGGCCATCCGTTGCCGGTTCGCCTCTCGCCCCGCTGGTGAGCGCTTCCAGCACTTCGAGCACAGCGGCGCCGTCCGGGTCGACCGCACCTGCCGGGGGCACTCGGAGCACAGCGGCGGGGCATCGGGATCAGGCAGGCCAGCGAGACGCAGGCGGTAGCGGCGGGTACGGGCGGCGCCGGTGGGGTCAGGCATGACACGCGTCAAAACGTGACACGGGGTTCTGCAAGAGCTGCTGCATCAGGCTTTCACGCTGTTCTATTAAGCATAAGTAAACATTTATAGAAGCCCAAAAGCGAACGGGCTTCCCATCAACGGTGCCCTTGAAATAGCCGGCGCGGAATCCGCCGGACTGGGCTGGGCCGCTGGACAGATCAACGGTGAAGGTAGGCATGGCGTAGAATGCAGTGGGATTTGTTGCCGGATAGGCTCTGGCGGACCAGGTGACAGTAAGGTTAGGCGGGTACAATCCGCAGATTATGGTCATACATTTTCCCTTGGACATCTTTGCAGCTGGATAGAAGCCGTTCTGCTTCTTCCCTTGACATGGGCCTTGGTGGGTTGTCAATGCCAAGAAAAGCAGGCATATGAGATAAACTACACCAAGTAACATACACCTGTCGGGGAAAGCGTTTTGAGTCGTTCATGTCTATATGCACGCCGGGAGGTTTTTGTAGTGTTGCCTGAACGTAGAACATTGTTCAAACTGCAGTGGGATGGTGCCGGATAGGCTCTGGCGGGCCGTGGTGATCACCACCACTCATCGAACTCAGCACGGGCGTCGGCCATGCCGGCGTCAACCGCATCGGCCAGCCCGCGCATCTCGGCCGCCAGTGCTAGGCCACGATCGATCGAGGCGCTGTAAGCCGCCATTGCGGCGTCCAGTTCCGCCAGTAAGGCGGTGGTATCGGCATCAGCCATGGTGGCCTCCGGGAGGGGTGATCGTGTAGCCGTGGCGCTCCAGGAGCGCGATAGCAGCGGCGATATCGTCGCCAGGGAGTGCCGCCCGGCTGGTGGCCGTGGCGCTCAGCTCAGTGGCCAGGCCGCGGTAGAGCCGTGCTTCCGCTTGGGCCAGGCCCCGGTAGAGCCGTGCTTCCGCTTGGGCCAGGCCGCGAAGCGTGGAGCGGAGTTGGTCGGCGATGGCGCCCATGGGTGGCGGTGCGTGGGGGCTCCTCCATTGTGCACCATAACGTGACGGGCTGGGGGTTGCGGGATCGTCAGGCCGTGCGCTACTGTATGGAGACCGGAGCGGAGACGCCCGGCCCATCGCACAAACCGCCATGACCAACTACACACCCGCCGAAATGGCTGTATTGCGCCGCTCTGCGGCTCAATGGCGCGGCAGTTTTTTGCCGAAGTCCATAAGCGCACGGCTTCGCCTGGCATTTTCTCAGCTACAGGTCCTGCGCAATGCGCACGGACACGTCGCCGGCTTCGGTAGTGAGGGTTTCGTCTTGACCCCCTTTGGATGGGGTCTCTACTCCTGGAATGAAAAAAGAGAGCGGCAAGCGCACATCAACCGTGGCTGACCCCCGCGCCGCCGAATACAGCCGGCGGTACCGCGAACGCAAGGCTCGAGGGCTGCCGCCACTAGAGCCGCCGATCTGCCCCGCCTGCGGCTTGGCGCATCGTGGTGCTCGTGGTGTGCTCTGCTCACGCTGCTGGGAAAGGCTGGACCCAGCCGGCCGAGCGTTCAAGGCAGAGCGGGTCGCCCGCAGCAGAGCCAGAAAAAAACGTGACGATCTGTGAGCCAGTCCGCTGGCGGGTGGCAGTGCGTCAGGCCGTGCGCTACATTATGAAAACAGCCGGGGAGACCTGGCGCCACCCATCCGAACCATGATCGTCAACACCGAAGTCTTCACAGGCTGGATTATCGAAGTCCCCACTGGCGACGCGGAATTTCCTTGGATTTCCTTGGGCTCAATGTTTCCTACAGAGCAACAAGCCAAAGCAGACCTGCGCAGTTGGCGGCCAGAACTCCAAGATGTTGCTCGCGTCAGGCAGCACACCTATGAGTCGTTCACGGCGCACGAAGCCTGATCTGTTCACCGCCCCGGCAACCACCGGGGCTTTACTGTGGCCGTGCCGAGTCGGCCTTTCCGCGAGGGTGGCGGCCGTGGTCAGTCGCGATGGGGCTGGCCTGAAACGGTATCGAAGGCTCGGCTACCATTCCCCTTCCTCAGTGACCCGCACCAGCCCGGCGCCGAACAGCTCGATGGCGGTGGTGATCGCTGCGGCCTTGCTGGTGGCCTCCAGATCGTGGCGGCTGCCGTCCGCGTAGTGCGCAATGTAGCGGCGGGGGGTGGTCATGGCCTGACTGAGGATGCCAATGAGGCGTATGAGGATGCCAATGAGGCGAATGAGGATGCCAATGAGGCGTATAATGCGTCGTTCTGCCTTGAGATCTCGGATGCTTCCTTCAGCAAGGATTCGGTCTGCAAGCGCATCAAGGTGGTTTTCGAGCGCATCGCGTTGGTCTTCGAGCGCATTGCGGAGATCCACTCGGCTTCGCTCTGAGTCGTAGCTGCGTCGGTGGGGTCAGGCATGTCAGTCGCTAAGCCGATGTATTTTTGGGCCTTGCGGAAAGCATCCGCTACCGTGCCGAATCCTTGGCTGGCCAAGAACTCAACCAAGATGGCAACTGAATCTTTGTGAGCTTGTACTGGATCGCGACCAAGCTGCTCCAGATAGTTGACGGCTTCTTTGCTGGTCATGGTGACGATGCGCGGGGGTGATGATGGTGCCGGATAGGCTCCGGCGGGCCATTGATCAGCAGGCCACCAGCTGCGCCACCAGGGCGCCTTTCCGGTGCCGCTTCGAGCTGACCCCGGCCTTCCGGCGCAGGGCCGCCACCGGCTGGGCCTGGGGGGTGTCGGCCAGCATTGCCAGCGGATGCACCGCCGGGGCACTGGGCACCCGAGCATGCATCAGCAGGGCGATCGGCGCGGCCGTCGCCGGCAGCAGGGCCGGGGCAGCGCCGGGAGGAGCCGACTCCGGCCGGACCCACCAGCCGACCCAGTGCTGGGCCAGCCAGTCGTTCAGCCGATGCACCCAGGTGCCGACCATCAGGCCGGCGACGTAGCAGGCCACTGCCACAGCGGAGATGCTTCGAATCGTTATCTCAATCACGGGGCCCCAGTCGGTGAGCAGGGCGCCCCGCAGCGTGGTGCGGTTCATGGTGGGTAGGGGATTGAGGCCGACTGGAGCGCTCAGGCTCTACAGCAGGCTGGAGTGGTCGAAATGGGGTGTTCCGATTGCGGGAGTGCCCGTCCGCGTTCAGAACACCCTGATCTTAACCCCGACTACTTCAGGGGTCAACAACTTCGATCCTCGTCCGGTTCATCAGGCTCGGGAAGATCCCACTCGCCCACCCCCTCGGCGATGGCCTGCACCTCGGCCGCCGTCGCGGGTGGTTCATCCAGCCAATCAAGATCCAGCCGGGCACTGGCGCTGGTCTCGACGTCCCTGTTGAACTGCGGATCCCAGTGGTTGATCTCCACCCAGCCGCGGGCATCGATCACCAGCTGGTCACGATCTGCGTCGAGGTGCCAGTCGATCACCTCCACGTCGCTCATCGGTGCGGTCGCCATCGCCATCACCTCAACGACGGCAGCGTGCGCCTGATCACCGGCGGAATCACGGTCCGCCATTGATCAATCGCCGCTTGGTACTCACGGCCGCTCTGCCGCAGCAGATGCCCGGGCCATTGCCCGAACACCTCCTGCGCCTGCTGGGCGAGGAACAGCGCTTCGGTCTGCAACCCGCCGTAGATCTCCGCCAGCTTGGTGCGATCACCGCCGAACTCGATCCACACCTCCCATGGGGTGGTGGCGTCGTCCTGGCGGATGGCCACCGGATGCAGGAACTCAGGCTGCTCACGGATCCACGGCACCCACTGCGGATCGCGCAGCCGGTGGCCATCGATCCGGGCCTCGATCATGCCGCCTTTGAGCGGTGTCCCGACTGCGATCGGGTGACGCATGACGGTGGCCTTCACCTGCGCCATCAGCAGGATGCGGCCCAGGTCGCTGATGGCCGATGGATCGCGACGGGGGCGGTGGCCGGCGTTGCTGCGGATCACCCACGACCACAGCCCTTGAAAGATGTTCATGGGTGATCACCAGGGAGAAGGAGCGGGATTTCGGTGAACTTCGGCCGCAACCAGCCGGCGTTCGGATCTGCTTCCACGAGCAGGGCAGTGGATTGGTCGCCATCGGGCATCGGCGCGATGACGCGATCTACACCCAGCCCCATTGCCGCCACCAGCGAGGCTGTAGCGGCGGCTTCCCGCAGCTTGATCTGGGCCGCCATGTGCTGCAGCTCCAGGATCCGGAAACACAACCGCGACACCTGCGCCTGGCCGGCGGGTGTGAGGGTGCCATCGGCAGCACGAGCCTCGGTCAGTTCGTCCTCCGGCAGCAGGGATGTGAGGGAAGGGGTGAGGGTCATGGCCAGGCGACGAACGAGCAGGTCTGGGCGTGGTTCTGGTAGGCGAACACCGGCGCACCAGCAGTTCGGGCCAGACGGCGTGCGGCAATACGGGCTTGCGTTTCGCGGCACACCAGCGACCGATCGGGCTGGGTGCCGGCCCTGGCAGAGATCGGCCTGAGCTGCCAGCGGCTGGCAGACCGTGGGGTGAGCATGGTCCTAGGGGAACAGGATGAGGGGGTCGCGATCGGGACCGAGACCACTGGATGGAACCCTAATAGGAAACCGCTGGCTGCAGGGCCGGCTTCACATTGGTTCAGACCTCTTAACCCCTTGCGGTATTGTCGTGATAACGACTAGGATTGGGCCGCGGTTTTGCTCCCTGCCGGGTGACATCCTCACTCGCCACCACCTCCGAAGCCGGCCGAAAGCGCAAGCTCACCCCTGAGCTGATTGAGAAGGTGCGCAAGCTGGTCCCTTCGGGCGCACCGAACAAGACGATCGCCGCGGCCTGTGGCATTTCAGAGCAGGCATGGCGGCTGTGGGTCAGCCGTGCAAAGGCGGGAACTGGCGATGAGCTTGAAATGGCGTTTTTGGCGGCAGTTCAAGAGGGCCGCGCAGAGGGCGAACTATCCCACCTCCAAAAGATCCACGGCGGAGATTCCAAAGACTCGCAGTGGCTTCTCACTCATTCTGTCCACTGGCGCCATAATTGGTCCGACAATGCCGCCGCAAAACGTGCGGTGCAGCGGCAAATGGATGGCGTCGTTTCTGCGATTGAAGCCACGCAATCCCTGACCGTCGAACAGAAGCACGAAGTGTTGCTGCAGCTTCAGGCCCGCGGTCTGGGTGACGTGCTGCCGCAGCAAGAAACCGATGCTGACGGCTGATCCGATTGGCGCGGCGATTGCCAGGCTGGAGCTGAGCAAAAAAAAAGTCGCTCCTGAGACAAAATCCGAATCATATACAAAATCATTCCGCGAGTTCATTGCCGACGTTTTCCCTGTCTTTGGGTTTTCTAAGCACACCGAACGTCTAATCGCCATTGGCCAGCAGATCGCTGATGGCAAGCTGCCGCGAGCGATGGTTGAACTTCCCCCGCGGCACTTCAAGTCCACCATCTTCAGCCGCTTCCTTCCGGCTTACTTCGTCCGCCGCTACCCATCGCGCACCGTTGGCATCGGCGCCCATAGCAACACCCTGGCGACGGAGTTTGGCCAGGCGTGCCGCGACTACTTCGTGGCATCAGGCGGCACCCTTGACCCGAGCGCTGCCGGCAAAGAGCGATGGAAGACGCACGAGGGCGGAGGAGTGTGGGTCGCTGGCATCGGCAAGGGAACGGGGATGCCGGCTGATCTGCTGATCGTCGACGACCCGATCAAGGGCCGGGAAGAAGCGGACTCTGCCGCGGTCCGCCGGCAGGTTCATAACTGGTGGGATTCAGTACTGAACACCAGGGAAGAACCGAATGATGCAAAGGTCATCATTCATACGCGCTGGCACAAGCTCGACCTTATCGGCTACCTGCTCAAGAAGAACGAGGAACTAGAGAAGGAAGGACTGGATGAAGAGTGCGAGCCATGGCACGTGGTCAGCTTGCCGATTGAGGCGAAGCCGGCGAACAACATCAAGTTGCTGCCCAAGACGGTCACAAGGGAACGTGACCACCGGCAGCCTGGTGAAGCGCTGGACCCGACCCGCTACGACGAGCGGTGGATCCGCAGGAAGAAAGCCAACACCCCAGCCCGTGACTGGGATGCGATCTATCAGCAAGATCCGACGGATGCGCAGGGGACGATATTCAAAACCGACCACATTGGCTACTTCATCTTGCCCGGTGAGACTGGATTGCCTAATGATGTAGTGCTGACGGATGTAGGGATTCGGCGTATTGCCAGCCTTGACGCAACATTCAAGGATTCCGCCGGCACCGACATGGTGGGCATCGGCATGTGGCTGCAGACACAGGAGGCGATGTACCGGCTGGATCAGATCAATCGCCGGATGGGCTTTAACGACACCCTTGACACCCTGCGAGCGCTACAGCCCGCGTGGAAGTTCGACACGCTGCTGGTAGAAGACAAGGCGAACGGCTCGGCGATTATCGACACGCTGAAGCGGGAGGCTCGGGGCTATTCCGTGATCGAGGTGGATCCGATGGGCGGCAAGGTCGCCCGAGCGGAAGCTGCTGCGGTGCAGTTCAAGCAGCGCCGTGTGTTCATACATCGCCATGCGCCATGGCGGGCAGAGTACGTGGGCCAGTTGCTGGAGTTCCCATCGGGCACGTTTGACGACCTGGTGGACGAGACGTCGCAGGTGCTGAACTTCGCCGCCGGCACCGGCCCTATGCGCTTCACCACCGTCAGCTATGGCTACAGCGCTGGCGACTATGCCGTCGCTGATGACGATGACGAAAACATCTACTCCTGATCTCCCCATGGCAACCCAGTCACGCACCAGCAAGCCCACCAACAGCATCCGGCCGCCGGCACGGGCGCCCAGCACCACCAGGCGGAAGCCGGCGGCCGCAGCCACCGCCAGCGGCCAACAGCCGGACCTGTGTCGAAACTCGGCCAGTTCCCACCACCCACCGAGCACAGCGAGCAGCTTGCCGTTAAGAACCAGCTCCTGGCGATGGACTGCGCCAACCGCTTCGCACGCTCGATCGGGATGGATGTGGCTGAGCTGGAGACGCCGGCATGGGTGGGCCTGCTGAAGGCATGCCGGCTCTACGACCCGGAGCGGATCAACCCGATCACCGGCAGGGCCTATGCCCTCAGCAGCTTCGCAGTGCCGTTCATTAAGGGCGCCATGAAGCAATTCATCCGCGACAAAACCTTCGCCATCAAGTTTCCCCATTACTGGCGGGAACTTGGGCCCGCGGTGCGGCGCCTCACCCAGCAGGGCCTGAGGCCGCAGCAAGTCTGCGATCGGATGGTGGCGGACGGGAAGCGGATCACGGTCTCCGATGTGCAGGAGATCCTTGGCTGCCACAAGGGCACAGTCGAGCTGGAGCACAAACACGAACCTGCCAGCGACCGACTAGATGACCAGCTTGTGATCGCCGAGGAGGACGAACAGGCGACAGAGCGGGAGCGGATGGCGTGGGCGGTACTGGAGCAGGCCTATGGCGCGATCTGCAAGGCCGACCGGAAAGCGATCGAAGAGTTCTGGGGCAACCCTCGCCGCATACCGATCCCACACGGGCCGCTGCAGCAGTTCAGGAGCAAGGTGCGAGCGCTGGTGGGAAACAGGGCCACCGGCGGGATGGAGCTGATGCCTCTGGGGTTTGAGGTGCTGGCTTCAAACAGCAGTAAGCCGCGACGCATGAACCGCGCCACACGTCGCAGCGCATCCGAATTGATGGCAGATGCCGTGCAGGCCGATCTATTCACCATGATGATCGAACCGGACGAAACAAATGGGGAACCCTGAGCCAGGTACTAGACGGCATCAGGGAACGTGCTGCAGACGATCTCGCATCCGACCAAGGATCACAGCCTGCCGTCGTTCGTGCATCCGGCGCTTGCTGATGTAACCAAAGAACTACAACTTGCCGACGATTGCTGGGAGCTGCTGCGCAATGGCAAGGAAGCGTACCTGCCGAAGGAACCAAAAGAGCCGCCGCAAGCATATAAGAACCGACTACTTCGTAGCAGCTATCCATCGTTTTACCGTGATGCAATCGTTGCCTACGCCGGTGCGCTGAGTCGCTTCGAGCTGCGGGATGCCCCGGATCTGCTCCGCGCCAACCAGTCAAACATCGATTCAGACGGTAACAGCCTCAAGGCCTACTGGATGATGGCAGATGCCATGTCGCTGCGCGATGGCGGCGTGCTGCTCACGGTTGACATGCCAAGAGGGCAGGCCGGTGATCGAACCAACGAGATAAGCACCGGAAGACGTCCCTATCTTGCCTATGCTTTGCGGCAAAACGTCGTCAACTGGCGAACCGAAAAGGTACAAGGCATCGATCTACCAGTAGCAGTTTCCATTCTTGAATGGAGTGAGGTAGAAAAGGGAGATTATGGGGTTGAGATTGAGCCCCGCTATCGCGTCATGTTCCGCGGCGAATGGAGAGTCGTGAAGCTGGTGGAGGGAATGACTGGACTGCGTGTTGAAGCCGTCCTTGACGATAACGGGGAAGAACTCAAGGGCCAGTTCTTGGACTCAAGGAATAATCCAATGAACAATCCACCGGTTGTCTGGTACAGCGGCAGCCGGGCTGGTTTTGGGCGTGGTCAGCTGCCTCTGCTTTCGCTTGCAAACCTCACCCTGGACTGGTTCCGCGAGTACAGCGACCTGAAAGAACTGCTGCACAAGACCGCCATGCCGGTGCCGGTGCGGAAGGGCATGCTCAATACGGGCCCTAATGGCAGCACGCCGACGATGATCCTCGGCCCGAACAGCGGCTTGGACTTGCCGGTGGATGGCAGCTTCGCGTTCGAAGAAGTAGCCGGCAGCAGCCTGGCGCAGCATGTTGAGCACCTGAAACACATCGAGAACCTAATCGATAGGCAGACGATGAACTTCCTGCTGTCGGGTTCCACCGAGAAGACGGCCACCCAGAGCCTGCTGGAGAGCGCACAGCTGCAGGCCAGCCTCACATCGATGGCCGAAGGCAAGAGCTCGGCCATGGAAAGCCTGTTCCGGATCTGGTGCCAGTTCACCGGCGAACCCATCGTCCCCGGCGCTGGCATTGATCTTGATAGCGGAGTGTTTGATCAGCCGGTCACCAAGGAACAGCTGGACACGGCTCAGGACCTCTACGACTCCAGCCTGCTCACCCGAAAATCGGTGGTTGAGCTGGTGGCACGTGCGGGCATGCTCCCGCCGGACCAGACAGCAGACGACGAACTCAAGCTGCTGGAGGAGGAGGATCGGAAGCGGGAGGCCAACCGGCCCAAGACACCTGGGGTGGATCAGATCCCTGGCCTGATGGGCATGGACGGAACAGTGCCGGCTGAGTCCGCCCTTGCCGGTGTCCGATGAGCAGTGGCCCCGAGCAGCAGCGCCTGGTTGACTCCTACGCCGACCGGCTGGAGCTGATCGGCAACCAGGCCGCCGCGAACCTGAACGAGGCGATGGAGCGGTCGCTGGAGTCGATGCTGGCCGACCTGCGACGCTGGTATCGGCTGTTCCTCGATCCAGGGCAGACCAGCGCCAGTGGTGGCCGGCCCCTGGCCTACTCCATCGCCGACACCTCCTCAAGGCTCCGGGCTCTGGTGGATGCAGCGCAAGGATTTTTGCCGGATGAGGAGCTGAGGCGGCTGCAGCAGCAGTTGCAGGACGACCTCGGCGCGGCCATGACTCTCGGCGGCGACCTGGCGATCGACCTGCAGCGGACGATCACCGATGCGATCACGGAGCAGTTCGGGGCGCCTAACACCGTCGCGATGTGGTCGGCCAGCGAAATCACCACGGGGTACATCCAATCGGAGACGCTGCGTTTCAGGAACCAGGTAACCCAACTGGTGATCGACGCCACGGCCCAGGGCCACGGGTTCAAGCGGATGCAGCGCGGGATTGAGGATGCCCTGCGGGGGTCGACCGATCCGGATGGCATCACCGCTCGCCTGGGGCTGAAGCAGAGGGCCGAACTAATCGCCCGATCAGAGCTCGCCAACGCCTATGTCGATGCCCAGCTGCGGACATCCAAGGAGTCGGGCTTCAACTACGTCCAGTGGATCGCCACCAAGGACGAACGAACCTGCCCGCTGTGCGTGAGCCGTCACGGCAACATCTACAAGATCGGGGAGATCACCGGCAACGCCCACCCGAGGTGTCGCTGCAGCCTCAGCCCGGTGATGGACGAAGCGGTGGAGGAGAAAAACAAGGCCGATCGGGAGATCCTGCTTGATGCCGACTACTGGCGGAGATCACAGGCCCAGGCGCAGAAGGAACTGCAGGAGGCGAAGGGCTGGGACGATGCCCGGTTGGCGGCCGAACTCAAGAAGGCCCTCAACGCCATCACGCCATCGGAGCGGTACAAGGATCCGAAGCGGACGAAGACGGTAGCCCCGGCAGTCAGGTTTTGATCTGGCCAGTCGTAGTCCTGAGTGCGACGATAGAGGGCATGATCCCCCCCAGCGATTCGCTTCGGTTGTTTCTGCTCTTGCAGGTCTGCATCCAGATCAGGGATCGGGATGCGGCACGCATGGGCCTGCGGCGTGTGGCAACCCTGCTGCCGGATGAGGAAGGGCTGCGGCTCACGCAGCAGCTCACCCGCACGCTGGATCCGAAGGGCCGCTATTGGCTGGCGAACCTGCTGGGCGAGCGTGCCAGGCAGCCTGATGTCGAGGTGGCTTGGGGGGAACACTGAGGCAAGCTGCCCCTCCGCCAACAATGGCCCGAAGCTACAAACGAGATTCCAACGGCCGGTTTGCCGGCGGCGGTGGTGGTGGTGCCGCCCTTGCCAAAGGGAAGAGTGGTGGGGGGAAGCGTGGCTCCAGCACAGGCGGCAAGGTTACGGCTGCCAATAATGCCACCACCAAGCGTCTGCAGGACAAGGGCCTCACCGGCATCGGCAGCAGGCTGAAGGGCAGGAATGAAAGCCTCTATGCCGGCAAGGAGAAGACTCGGAAAGGCCGTGCGCAGCTCTGGGCAAATGCTGAACACAACCAGAAGTTTGCTGCCGGCACCAAGCAGGGGCCGCAGTTCATGAAAGGCGGAGTGAAGGGCACCATCGGTAGGAAGCGGAAGGGTTAGGCCGGGGAACCCTGAGGCAGTCGCATCCGATGAATGGCTCAGGAGTTCTACGAGGTGATCGCTGCGGCGGTTGAGGAGTATGGCGAACGCGGGATGGGCGTGTTCGAGGCGATCGGCGCTTTGGAATTGGTTAAGGCCGATTTGATTGCTTCGGCGAGCAGCAATGCCGAAGAGGGCGAAGAGGGTGAGGCAGATGCCGAGTGATCGCACGGTGGTGACCGCCGTCGGGCGATTGCTGCAGCCGAAGAACGGTGAGCCGAGGCGTTACCACAGGATCCGGGTTGATGCCCAGGGGAAGGTGACGACGATGGTGAAAAGGGATCTGCCGGCTGTGCCGGAGGTGCAGTCGTGAACCTCTTCCAGCGCCTCTCGGCAGCCCTGCAGCTACCGCCAGGGGTGACCGACCTGACGATCAGCCTTCCTGTTGGCGGAGTGGCGGAGATGACCGTTCGGCAGCGGCTGAGCGAAGAGCAGATTGCCGCGCTGGCCGAGTGGTACGTCGCCGAAGGCATCGACCGGATCCAGTACGGTGAGACGACTTACACGCTGGTGCCGCGGGAGCGGCCGGAGGTGCAGCTATGACCCCCGCTGATCGATTGTACGAGGAACTTCGCGACTGCGTCTATCAGCACGAATTGACTGGCTACGAAACTCTCGGCGTACTTGCACGCTTAGCAGCCGAGATCAACGCCACCACACTGGTCGATGATGGCGTGCTTGCGCCAGGACCAGATTTCCGCGATAAGCCGGAGGTTTAGCTATGAGCAGTCTTGAATGGAGAACCGACA